GTCGCGATCACTGAGGCGGCGGACAGCCTCGCCGCGGCGGGCACGATCGCCATCGGCCCGGGCGGTAGCGTCAACGCCATCGAGGCGGATGACCTGGTCGTCGCAGTCTCGATCGCCCGCATCCGCGGCTCACTCGCCGGCATCGAGGCGAACGACAACCTCGCCGGGCTCGGGACCGTCACCGGCGCCGCCATGGCGCGGCAGGCGACGATTGGCCGTGAGCGTCAGGATGTCGCGCCGGCCCGCCCAGCGGCCGTGCAGGCTGAAGCGCGGCAGGGCGACGGACAGGCCGGGCGCCCGGCGGCGGCACAGGTCACGGCCCGACCGACGGGCAGGCAGTCGGCAGCACGAGGTGTTCGATGACCCGCATCAGGCGAGTGGTGGCGCCGACCGAGCCCGTCGTGAGCCTGGCGGAAGCCAAGGCGCACCTGCGCGTCGAGCACGCCGACGAGGACGCCTACATCGGCGCGCTCGTCCAGGCGGCCACGGGCCATCTCGACGGATGGTCCGGGACGCTCGGCCGGGCTCTCGTCGAGCAGACATGGGAGGTCACCCTCGACGCCTTCCCGGCCGCCGCCATCCACCTTCCGCTCGGCGACGTGATCGCTGTCCTCTCCGTGAAGTACGACGACACGGCCGGCGACGAGCAGACCGTCTCCTCGACCGACTACGTGCTCGACAACCGCTCGCTCGATGGCTGGGTGGTCCCGGTCGCCGGGGTGTCCTGGCCGGACACTCTCGACGCCGTCAACGCCGTCCGGGTTCGCTACACCGCCGGCTATGGCGCCGCCTCGGCGGTCCCGGCCGCCATCAGGCACGCGATCCTGATGCTCGTCGCCCACTGGTACGCGAACCGCGAGGCGGTGACCGCGGGCGGGGCGTCCGCCCTGCCGATGGCTGTCGACGCGCTGGTCCACCCTTTCCGCGTCCTGCGCGTCTGATCGCAGGCTATCCGAAGGAGCACACGAGATGCCGCTCAAGACGAGGATCCACGCCAAGATCGACGCCGAGCTCATCGGCGCGCCGGACATCGGCACGAGCTACTGGAAGAACAACGCCTCGGCCGTCGTCTCGACCCTCGACGACGGAACCGCGACCGGGCTTGCGAACCGCGTCTTCGCCGACACCCGCACCATCGCCGCGTCCGCAAACGAGGATCTCGATCTCGCCGGCTCGCTGGTAGATCCGCTCGGCGGCCCGGCCGTCTTCGCCAAGGTCAAGGCGATCATGATCAAGGCGGCGGCCGGGAACACGAATAACGTCGTGGTGAAGCCCGCGGCCTCTAACGGCTTCCTCGGGCCCTTCGGCGCCGCCACCCACACGATCACGATCCCGCCCGGCGGCGTCTTCCTCGTGTCCGCGCCGGCCGCCGGCTGGGCGGTCACGGCCGGGACCGTCGACCTGATCAACGTCGCCAACTCGGGCGCCGGCACCGGCGTCACCTATGACATCGTCGTCCTCGGCACGAGCGCGTAACCGATGAAGGCGGGCGCCCTCGACAGCCGGGTCACGATCCAGCGTGCGACGATGGTCGAGAACAGCGTCGGCGAGATGGTGCCGACCTGGTCGACCATCGCCACGCTCCCGGCGGCGAAGGTCGACATCCCGGACGGCGAGCGCTGGCGGGCGGCCGAGGTGTCGGCCACCGTCACCACCCGCTTCCAGGTCCGCTGGAACACGATCACCGCAACCCTCTCGCCGAAGGACCGGATCGTCTGCGACGGGCGGACCTATGACGTCCACCACGTCAAGGAGCTCGGGCGCCGCGTCGGCCTCGAGGTGACCGCCAGCGCGAGGGCCGAGTGATGGCGGTGAAGGTGTCGGTCGAGGGCCTGAAGGAACTGGACGAGGCCCTCGGGCAGCTCACCAAGGCGACGGCCCGGAACGTCCTGCGCCGGGTGCTCAAGAAGGCCGGCCAGCCGATCGCGGACGCGGCGCGCGGGAAGGTGCCCGTCGACACCGGCAAGCTCCGCGACAGCATCATCGTCGGCACCAAGCTTGCGAAGTCGACGGCCGCGAAGGCCGGAGATGCCGCCTACTCGGCGACGATGCGTGCGGGCGGGACGAAGCAGGAAGCGCAGTCGGCGCTTCGTGTCGCGGCCAAGGCGGCCAAGGGCGACGCACCCTTCGCCGAGATGTTCGTCGGCCCGGACAACCGCCCCGCCGCTCACCTCGTCGAGTTCGGCACGGGTGAGCGGTTCCACCGATCGGGCAAGTCAGTCGGCTCGGTCGCCCCGCAGCCGTACATGCGGCCGGCGTGGGACGGCGAGAAGGGCCGGGCGCTCGAGATCATCAAGGGCGAGCTCGGCGACGAGATCATGAAGGCGGCCGAGCGCGCGGCCAAGCGCGCCGCCAAGATGGCCGCGAAGGGGTGACCGGATGGAAGAGGATCTCCGGACGTTCATCCTCGGCGGCCACGACATCCCGCAGAACGTTCATTTCGTGGTCCGGCCGCAGGGCAGCGCTATCCCGGTGATCGTCCTCACCCGGATCTCGAACGTCCCGAGTTACACCATGGACGGGCCGGACGGCCTCGCCATGTCGCGGATGCAGGCCGACGTCTACGCCGCGACATGGACCGAGGCGAAGGCGGTGACGCGGGCACTCGCGGAGAGGGTCTCCGGGTTCCGCGGTGCCGTCGGGTCGACGGTGTTCCAGCTCATCGAGATCGACGGCGAGCGCGACTACTACGACGCCGGATCGAACGACGCGGACCGGTTCTTCCGCGTCTCCACGGACTTGCTGATCCATCACAGGAGCACATGACATGCCCACCGCAGCCTCGATCGGCCACGGCTCAATCTTCGCTGTCTCGACCAACGGCGGGACGACATGGGTTCCCCTGGCCGAGGCGATCTCGATCACGCCGCCATCCGACACGATCGACGTGATCGACGCGACCAGCATGGACAGCGCCAACGCCACGCGCGAGTTCATCCTCGGCCTCAACGACCCGGGCGAGTGCTCGATCGAGATGAACTTCGTCCCGGGCTCCGCGGCCGACGACAAGATTCAGGAAATCCGCGACGCCCGCGCCGTCGTGAAGTGCCGCATCACCTTCCCGAACGCGGTGACGTGGACCTTCGACGGGATCCTCACGGCCTACGAGCCGGATATCCCGGTCGACGACAAGATGACCGCGACCGTCACCTTCAAGGTCACCGGCAGCTACGTGGTGGCCTGATGGCGAACCCGCACCGCGGCGAGGTCTCGTTCGAGGCCGACGGCAAGACCTGGACGATGGTGTTCACGACGAACGCCATCTGCGAGCTCGAAGCCGAGACCGGTGAAAGCATTCATGCTTTCGGGTCGAAACTTGACGCTCCAAGCATGAAGATGGTTCGGGTGATGGTCTGGGCGGCGCTCAGACCTCGCCACCCGGAGATCACGATAGAGGCGGCTGGCGACATCATGGACGCCATCGGTGTCGAAAAGGCTGGCAACTTGGTCAGCCGTGCCATGTCGCTTCTTTTCACGGAGGCGAAGGGCAAGCCGGGCCCTCGGAAGGCGGGCAGGGCTGGCAGTGGCTAGACGCCCTCGCCACGTACTGCTCGCTCGGATACTCGCCCGACGTCTTCTGGGCTTCTACCCCGCGAGAAATTGAAGCCCATATGCGCGGCGCTTTGCAGCGTCTCGAGATGGAGCACAACGGGCGGGCATGGCTCGCCTGGCACGCGGCCTACCTGCCGGCGGCGAAGAAGCGGCCGAAGCTCAAGGATCTGATGGTGAAGCGGAAGCCCCGGCGGCAGAGCGTCGAGGAACAGATCGCCATCGCGAAGCAGTGGACGGCGGCTATGGCGCGCCGCTCAGACGCTGGGCTCCCGGACGTTCCCGGTGAGCGACCAGATCATCGCCCAGAGCCAGCCGAGTAGCGTCCATCCGAGGACGATGTTCACGAAGCCGATCGCGGCGAGGCTGCGGTGCCGGCGTCGCCACGCCACGAGCAGCGGCAGCAAGTAGAGAACGATGACGGCCAGAAGCATGAGGACTGCGGCCCATTCGATAGTCGCGGCGTCCTGTTCCATCTCGTTTCTCCGATTGAGGGGTCCATGTCCTCGGCAGTGATCGGCGCGCTCCGCGTCAACCTCGGCATCGACAGCGCGCAGTTTCAGCAGGGGCTCGCAAATGCGCAAGGTGCGCTGTCGCGGTTCGGCCAGATGGCGAAGGTCGGCCTTGTCGCGGCTGCGGCTGCGGCAGGCGCTGCCGTGGGCGCGATGGGCGTCGAGGTCAAGAAGACGATCGACGCCGCCGACGACATGAGCAAGGCGGCCTCACGGATCGGCATCGGGACCGAGGAGCTGTCGAAGCTCGCCTATGCGGCGCAGCTCTCCGGGGTCGAGTTCGGCTCGCTCGAAAGCAGCCTCGGTCGCCTTTCCCGGAATATGGTCGAAGCGTTCGACGGCTCTGAGTCCGCTGCCAAGAAGTTCGAGCAGTTCGGCATCGCGATCAAGGACGCCGACGGGACGCTGAAGTCGACGTCGGAGGTCATGGCCGCGATCGCCGACAAGATGGCCGCGATGCCGGACGGCGCCGAGAAAACCGCGCTTGCGATGGAGCTCATGGGGCGCGGCGGCGCCGCGATGATCCCGCTTCTCAACGGCGGGTCGCAGGCGCTCAACGACCTGATGGCCGAGGCGGAGACCTTCGGCCAGGTGTTCACGGCCGACATGGGCAAATCGGCCGAGCAGTTCAACGACAACATCTCCCGGCTCACCGGCACCTTCGGGAACATCGCGGCGCGCATCGCGACGGCGCTGCTCCCGGCGCTCGAATCCTTCACGAACTGGCTCGTCGCCAACGCCCCGGCGATCTCGAACTTCGTCGTCGGCACCCTTCAGACCTTCATCACCGGCATCACCTCGACCGTCGAGATCGTCCGCGTCCTCTCCATGACGCTGACGGCCTTCGTGAGCGGGACGTGGGCCGCCTTCGTCGCCGCCTGGGACACCGTGACGGCGAAGGTCACCGAGGTCTCGGCGCGGATCCAGCAGTTCGCGTCGGACATCGTCACATGGTTCGCCGAGCTGCCGGCGCGGATGATGGAAATCGGCGGGCAGATCATCGACGGCCTTTGGCAGGGCATCTCCGCGAAGTGGGAGGAGGTCAAGGCGAACATCGCCGGCATGGCCACCTACGTCTCGGACAGCTTCAAGTCCGCCCTCGGCATCCAGTCGCCGTCCCGCGTCATGCACGAGGTCGGCGTCAACGTGATGCAGGGCCTCGACAACGGCATGAACTCGATGCGCGGGACCGTCGAGGCAACGGCCGGCGACATCGGCGGCACCCTGACCGACTCCTTCTCGGACCTCGCGGGCGGCCTCGCCGGGCAGTTCACCTCGGCCTTCGGCTCGATCATCGACGGCACCAAGTCCGCGAAGGAGGCCTTCGCCGACCTCGCAAAGTCGATCATGCAGATGTTCCTGAACCGCGCCCTGCAAGGGATCTTCGACCAGATCTTCGGCGGCCTGTTCGGTGGCCTCGGCGGCGGGCTCGGCGCGGCCGGCGGCGCCGCGGCCGGGCTCTCCGCCCCTGCGATGGCGCCGCAGAACGTCGGCGACGGTGGGGGCGCCGCGGTGACGGTGATCAACAACACCGGCCAGCCGTCGTCGGCCCGCGAGACGACCGACAATCAGGGCAACCGCCGGATCGAGGTCACCGTCGGCGAGATGGTGGCGGGCGAGATGCGGCGCGGCGGATCGGCGCTCAACCAGGCGACCCGAGGCACCTTCGCCCTCAAGCCCGCACTCGTCGGGAGGTGATCTGATGGCTGCGTCCTATACCTGGCCGGCCGGCCTGCCTCAGGCTCCGCGCCCGAACTACAAGGAGTCGATCGGCCAGATCATCCTGCGCACCGAGATGGACGCAGGCCCGGCGAAGCAGCGCCGGCGCGGCCAGCGGCCCGACACCCTTTCGATGGTCTTCGTGATGACCTCCGCCGAGGTCGCGACCCTGCGCACCTTCGTCGACAGCACGATCAAGGGCGTCGCCCGCTTCTACTTCCCGCATCCGCGCACGGGCGCCACGATCGAGGCCCGCATCGTGCCGACGCAAGAGGGTGAACTGTTCGGCCTGGCATGGCTGGCGCCGGGCTACTGGGACGTAAGCATGACCGTCGAGGTGCTGCCGTGACGCGCCTCTCCACGCTCTCGCCGGCCGCGCTCCGGATGATGTTCTCGCCGGACGCGGACGACACCCTGATCACGCTCCTGACGATCACCGGCACCGGGATCGCAACGCCGATCCGCCTCGCCGACGGCTACACCCAGCGGATCTCGGAGACCGCCGAGGACGTCGTCTACGGCGTCGTGAGCCGGTCGAACAACTACATCTTCCTGCCGATCCGGATCAGCCTGCCGACCGAGGAGCAGGAAGCGGCCCCGCGGGCGCAGATCTCGATCTCGGACGTGACGCGCTACCTGACGCCGATCATCCGGTCGATCACCGTCGCGCCGACCGTCACGCTCGAGCTCGTGCTCGCCAGCGCGCCGAACACCGTCGAGGTCGAGTTCCCCGGCCTGCTCATGTCGGGCATCACCTATAACCGCGACGTGGTCACGGCGGACCTGTCGGTCGAGAGCCTGACGATCGAGCCCTTCCCGCAGCACACGTTTACTCCCTCCGGTTTCCCTGGGCTCTTCTGACATGGCGCATTGGTCGGACGACTTCGTCGGCATCCCCTATGCCGATCGTGGGCGCACGCGCGCCGGGGCGGATTGCTGGGGGCTGGTGCGCCTGGTTCACGAGGAGGTATTCGGGAACCGGCTCCCGTCGTTCGTCGACCAGTACGAGACCTCCTCCGATCGCGAGCGGCTGGACGATCTGATCGCCCGCCACCGGGAAGGATGGGCGCGCGCGGACCTCGAG